TAATCAAAATTTGTAATTATTCTTTTACGAGTCAATATGTCAACTGATATCAATTGATTAGCAAACATACCAGAATTGACAGCATTCAATGTATCATATGAATTAAGAATCTCATAAGTTGTTACATTATACACTTCTTCTGTTAGATTTCCTTGTTCAATATTCTTTGGATCATAACTGTAAGTGTTGTATATGTTTACATCAGGTCCATCAGTCAATACTTGCAATGACTTAAATTTGAAGCCGTCTTTGTCTTCATAGAAAAGCATATCTGCACCTGGCCATGGTGGTGCAGGTCTAGCATAGTTTGATAACCAATTGATAGCGTCTAATGGTTTTAGATTTGGTACAAGAAAACTGTATGTTCCATATGTATCATCGATTTGTAGTCTATTTTCACTTATGCCTAGACTATTAGTGCATATGTCTCTGATGACATCACTTACTGGCATATTTGGATAAGACTTACTTAGTTTGTATTGTTCTGATACAATCAATTCTTCAGAACAAAATTGCAATGTATACACTTCAGTGGACATATTAGCTGCAAGTTTTCTTTTATCCATCTTGTAGACACGAAACTTTTTATTGATTGTGTCATCTGGATTATCATACTTTGCAAAAGTTAACAATAAGAATTCATTACCATTCAGACCTAAAAGTTCTGCATATGAATTGGATTCTGTTACCATTACATAGCCTGAAACCACACCACCAAACAAATCTTCATGGTATGAAATTTCATTCATAATGTACCTAACGTCTATAACACCTGTTGAAGTTAGAAGTGTTACGTTTGTTAGGTCATAGTCACGTGGGTTAAGAATGCCTGTAGAAGCCAATTTTTATCCTAAAATAGAGAAGACAATTGTTTTTCTAGTACGCCTGCATAATTTACATTAACAAGATTGATGCTTCGTTTTGCTTCGTTCACTTGAACTTCATAATCAAAAATGTTTTGTGGATATGCATTTGTTACAACTGTTACACTTGCACCACTAGGTAAAATTGCAGTTTGAGTACCTTTGGTTACATTTGCATATGCGTTTTGGTCAATGAAATAAATTGTTGTGTTTGATTCTAACGATGTGGAATCAGTAGTAGTTACACTTTCAACGTATTGATATACCGTATTCTGTGTATATGTCAAAACTTGTGAAGATGTTACATTTGCAACTGCAATGTTCAATGAGTTAGCTGTTGCAGATTTATATTTGTCAACCAAAAAATCATTGAATAGATTTGGATCCATTGGCCAATCACCAATTGGATCTAAAATTTGACTGCCATAAAGTGTTATCCAATATCTGTAACTGTCATTATAATACTTTTGAGCAATGATATCTGGTGTATCACCACCTTTAATATCATATGAGTAAAACAATAAAGCATTGTTCAATAAAGACGGAACAATCTCCGTTCTCTCCATGATGTTAGTCACATTGACAAAATTGCCATTGTAATCTGGCATTTTGATGATTGGAAGTTGTTGAAAGTATTTCATTAACGTAATCCTGCAACAGAGTCTGAAGTTGTTTTGAATGGAGATGTTTGGTCTGCACCATAACCTGCGGCAATTTTAGCCTTAGTAACAATCTCAATCTCTTGGAAGCCTAGTGTCAATTGTGTTTGGACTGGCGCACCATCATTGTGTGCGGCAAAACCACTTGGTGCATAGTTTACGTCAATATCTGTTAATACACAATCACCGTATCTTGGTAAGAACTTGTTTTCATCTGTGTTGAACATGAATTCAATGTTGAAATATGATGGAGGAACAAAGAACATACCACTAACTGCATTGGTGGAAGTGATTAAATCTGGTGCAAAATGATATTTGAATACAGAAATGATTTGATTGACCATCAATGCTTCTTCTTCAGAAGCAGGTGTAAAGATGAAATTCAACTGAAATTTTCTAAATCCTACACCACGATAAATGACTTGTAATTGTGGGTTGATTGCATAACCTTGTGTTTGTAAAGCAACATCAGCGAAGGCTGCACCACCAAGGCCAATCTTATTCAATAGAGCATTTGTACCAAACGCTGCAGCTGCAATAATAGTGGGGTCAACTGAAGATGCTTGTGATGGATTTTTAGAACCATCACCACCATTCAATGCAGAAACAATGGCTTGAATACCTGTCAGACCTTTGCCTAAATCATTTGTCAAGCTCAACTCATCATAAGAGGCATTATAAGATGCGGTTAGTGTATCAGGCATGTATAAACATATAACACCAACAGAATCCGTTGTTTGTGGTTGATAATCGAATGTAGAAACTCGTCTTGCAATATCTTTTAACACGGAATCTCCTTCATTACCTGAGACAGGAGTAGAAGGTACTATTCTTTTAACTGAAAACTTGACATAATGGTTCTTGGTAGAAGAACCTAAATCAGCTGGGTAAACCAATGGAGTCAAAGATGGAGCAGGAGCATCTAAAGCTGCCAGTGGTCCAGTGACTCTATCTATCGTTGGTCCAGTTGAAATGGAAGTTATATCTATTGCCATTAATTTCTCTAAAAAAGATTATACATACTATTTATGGCATATTCTGGCAAATTTACACCTAAGAATCCACAGAAGTACGTGGGTGACTACACCAATATTATTTATCGCTCGTCTTGGGAGGCGAGAGTGATGAACTGGCTCGACAAAGAACCAAGTATTATATCTTGGGCTTCAGAAGAACTTGTAATTCCATATGTTTCACCTGTTGATGGCAAGAGGCACAGATACTTTCCAGACTTCTTGGTTAAGGTTAGAACTAAAGATGGCAAGCAAAAAACCATGTTGATAGAAATCAAACCTAAGAAACAGGCCATGGAACCAGTCAAAAAGAAAAGAATCACAAAACAATACATTCAAGAGGTGGCAACATATGGCATCAATCAAGCCAAATGGAAAGCAGCCACAGAATTCTGTTTGGATAGAGGTTGGGAGTTCAAAGTCTTAACAGAAGAACATCTTGGGTTCTAACCTAAATATAATATGACTTCAAAACTTACAGATTTAGCAGAAGAAAAGAAATCGGCAGGACATAAAACTATGTCCAAAGATGCTGTGTCTTGGCTTCAAAAAAAGATAGATGAGATTAAAAGACCATCTGCCATACCAAATACTATTAGAGGTGAAGTAGGTAGACAGAAGCAACCTGGCCAGTTAAGAATTGGCATGTTGTATTGTTATTATTATGATCCAAAGACTAAAGATGACTTACCATATTGGGATAGATTCCCAATGGTGTTGATACTAGAGAAGTATAATGATGGTTTCTTGGGTTTGAATTTGCATTATCTGCCTGTTAGATATCGTGTTGCATTTTTACAGAAGTTAATGAAGTATGCTCAACTGACACCTGAGCAAGATATTAGAAGAATGAGAATTTCTTATGATATTTTACAGTCAACTAGAAGATTTGCAGAATTTAGACCTTGTTTGAAGCGTTATCTTTACAGTCATTTGAGGTCTAGAATTCTAATGATAGAACCTAATGAGTGGGATGTGGCAACTATGTTACCAATCCAACAATTTAGAGGTGCAAAACCACAAAAAGTGTGGATGGATTCAGTAAAAGAATACAAAGAGCATATGGCTCATTTTAACCAAGACAACGAATAATGGCATTATCAGATTTTTTATCTTCATTTACGACAGATGTAGCAAGACCTAATAAGTTTGATGCTACTATAATCGTTCCTGCCTTGTTACAAGATTTCAATCCAATATTGCGTAACTTGACACTACGTTGTGAGGCCACAGAACTTCCAGGTAGAACCTTTGGTACTGTGGATCAAAAGTTTGGTTCTAATCCAACAACTAAATTTCCAATACATTCATCTTATAATGACCTAACAATGACTTTCATTGTGTCTGGTGATATGTCCGAAAGAACTTTCTTTGATGTATGGATGGAATATATCAATCCAACTAGAACATTTGATTTTGATTATAAACAAAACTATGCATCTACAATTACTGTAAAACAATATGACTTGCAAGATGTTATTGTTTATGCTGTCAATCTCTTTAATGCATATCCTATTGCAGTCAATCAAATGGACTTAGATTGGTCTAATGATGGTTTTCATAAACTAACTGTGGTGTTTGCATATGATTACTGGCAAAATGCAGGCCTTGAAAATCTTGGAACTGTGTTACCAACTATTAATCAAGCCGCTTTGCCATTTAATTCATATACAGATATTGGCTCAGCAGACGCTTACTTCACACAATCATCGAATTTCAATTCGTTATCTACTGTACCAGAAACATACGACCAATCTTTAGTTGATGCAGCTATAGCACAACAACAAATTGATGCAGCTGCAAGATACGATGAAGAACAAGCAAGAACTGAACAAATTATTAGTGACCTAGCATCAACATCTGATGAATAATTTTAATGGAGTGAAATATAATGGCTTTACCAAAAATTGATGTACCAATTTATGAATTGGATTTACCTTTGTCTAAGAAACACATTCGTTTCAGACCTTTTCTAGTTAAAGAACAACGTAATCTTATGATGGCCATGGAGGCCGATGATAAAGAAACGATTGAAAAGAATATCAAACAAGTTCTACACAATTGCACATTGACTGAGAACATTGATATTGAATCATTGCCTATCATTGATATTGAATTCTACTTTTTGAATCTACGTGCTCGTTCCGTTGGTGAAATAGTAGAAAACAAATATCGTTGTGAGAATGAAGTTGATGGTAAGAAGTGCGGTAACTTAATGGATTCTAAAATCAATCTATTGGACGTTAAGGTTGACATGACCAATGTACCAGACAGTTTGGTTAAAATAACAGACAAGATTAGTATTGGCATGAAGTATCCAGAATTCTCTATTTTAGACAGAGCCACTAAGTTTGAAAATCCAACCGACATGGCTTTTGATATGATTGTTGAAAGCATTGAGTTTGTTTTTGATGGTGAACAATACTACTATGCAAAAGAAACAAGTCCAGGTGAGTTGATTGAGTTTATTGAATCATTGAATCAAGACCAGTTTGCAAAGATAGAAGAATTCTTCAATAACTTACCAAAGTTAAATAAGAAACTAGAATTGACTTGTAAGAAGTGTAAGTTTCATCACACGATTGAAGTGGAGGGCTTAGACAGTTTTTTCGGCTAGTGATGCGGCATGATAACTTGAGAAACTATTATACAACTAATTTTTCTCTCATGCAGCATCACAAATACAGTTTGATTGAACTTGAAAATATGATTCCTTGGGAAAGGGACATTTACGTTGCTATGCTTATACAATACATTGAACAAGAAAACGAAAAAATTAAGCAGAAGCAAAGTAGATGACAGAGAACCGTAGCGAAGACTATAAAAAAGCAGCCGAGACCAGAAAACGTGGTATACTCGGCAACATCACTGACAACATAGTTGCCGGTAATAGTGTTCGTGGTTCTATCAAATCAGGCATATCTGACTCTTTCAAAGCCAAAGCTACAGGATTAAAAGAGAAATTTGATCCAATCAATATTGCAAAAACATTTACTGGTAATTTAGGTGGTGCACTTGCAGGTAAAATGATGGGTAGAAGTGTAGAAGATATTGCACATTTTTCTGGCATCAAATTAAAAGAAAAAGATGCTGATAAAGTAGGCAATGTCAATACCGCACTTTATACCACAATAGCAAGAAGTAGTAGATTAAGAAAAGGCGATAGTCTTTCTAATGTAGCCACAAAATTATTAATGTTTGTGAAAAGTTCTCGTGAAGAAAAAATTAAGCAAGATGAACTAGACAAATCTTTTGATAAAACTAAACACGAAAAAGATAAAGAAAGACATGAACAGTTACTAGAGGCTATAGAAGAATCAAGAAGTAAAGAGATTCCTGAAAAGATAGAAGAAAAAGAATCTGTAAAACCTGAAACTACTACTAATAAAGTTACATCTAAAGAACCTGTTGCAACTAAACCACCATCAACAGTTAAACCTGCTGAAGCAGAAGTGCCTACAATTACACCACCTAAGACAGCAACACCAGAAACTGCACCATCGATTGTTGATAAAGTGAAGAATTTCTTTACATCAAAACCAGTTACTACTGCAGCTAAAGTTGGTGGTGCCGCAGTTGCTGTTGGTGCAACCGCGGATGTGATTGCTAAAGAAGAAGGTTTTGCAACAAAGGCATATTGGGATCCACCAAATCAAAAGAATTTGGTGTCAATTGGTTATGGTCACCAAATTACAGAGGCTGAATATAAACAAGGTTTCATTCAAGCAGGTGATGAACAAGTGCCACTTAAAGGTGTTAGAGGCAAAGATACCACTATATCAAAAGACCAAGCCAAAAAACTATTGGCTGTAGATTTACCAAAGTATGAAGAACGTGCTAAAAAACCATTAGGTGATTTGTGGAATAAATTAAATGATAAACAAAAGACAGCATTAACCTCTTATGCATATAACACAGGCAGTACACAAAGTTTAGTTAA